TGCAGAAGGATGTGTTGCTGTACTTGCAGGTGTGTTGTGATGTAACACATAGATATTATTTCCACTAGCACTTACAGGTGCAGCAGTAAATGTTAATGTTGTGCCACTGACTGAATACGCTGTTGTAGGTTCTTGTCTTACATTTTCTACAAAGACTGCAACTCCATTTGTTGTCGCAGCTTTGGATAGTGTAAAAGCAGTTGTACTTCCATCACCACTAAACGTATCTTTAGTTACAGATATAAAGTTACTTGCTGGTGTATTACCTATATGAACCATATTATGTTATCTCCATAATTGAAAGCGTAGCATCAATCTTAGATGCAACGTCACAGTCTATCTTTAACACGTCTGTAGTTTGTAACACAACTTTACCACCTGATAATACTTCCAAACTTGAACCTGCAGGTATTGGAACATTTTCCAATAACTTTACAGTTGCGTTTGTTTCAGTATCACTTGTGTCGGATACAAGTTGCACATCAACAGTTCTTTGTGATGTATCTACATTACATAGTATCAAACCTAATACAATAGTTGTTGTACTAGATGGTACAGTGTAAAGTGTTAAAGGAGTACCTGCACTTGATGGCATTGCATCATTGGTTTTTACTTTAAATGTATTCGCCATTTTTCCTTCCTTGCTTGTTAATTATACACGAAAATTGCTTGTTTGTCAAGCATTATCCTAATGCGATAGCTAACGCTGTCGCACTATCGTCAGTAACTGCTGTTAGAACACTTACATCCATTCTTTTAATTGTACCTGCATCACTTACAAGTAGTTCATCTGTTGTTGCTAGTCCTGATGCTAATTCTGTTTGACCACTAATTATGTTGTCATTTAACATACCACTCTCAACTGCATCATTTGCTATTGTTAACGCTCCTGCATCACTTGCAGTTGCATCGCCTGACATTGCAGAGTAAATATATTTTTTAACTCTTGTTAATTCAGATTTTACTTCTGTTCCACCTGCACCATCATCAACAATAATTAAATCAGCATCTGCTAAGTCTGCACCAATATCACTTGCACCATCAATTTCTAATGCACTTAAAGCAACTTTACCTGCTGTAGATATAGTAGCTAGTTTCGTATCTGCAATCGCTGCACTAGATTTTATGTCTGCATTTACAATGTTTGTAATAGTATTATTATCAGAGTCAATACTTTTATTTGTGAGTGTAGCAGTTGATGCTGTTGAAACTAAATCAACGTCACCACCTGTACTTGGTAATGTTAAAGTATTTGATGCACTTTCTGAGTGTGGTGCAGCTTGAAGTGCCTGTGCATGAGCATTACCTGACTCACAATAAAAATTAATTTTAGACCTTGAACCTGAGTTCTTTAAATCAATAGTACCTGATTCAATACCCACATTGCCATCTAGTAAAACTTGACCTGAACCTTTTGGTGTTAGTTTTAAACTAATATTTGTATCACCACCTGTTGCAGATATTTCAGGTGCATTACCTGTTGCAGCATTTGTTACATCAATTTGATTGACAGCAGATGCTGTAGTTTGAAATATAATCTGTTCGTTACCATTTTCGTCTGCAATAAAATGTGCGTCATCAATAAGTATATTATGCGAGTTAGTATCTAAATTACCACCTAACTGTGGAGATGTGTCTGCCACAACATCTGTGATACCACCAAGAGCAGATGATATAGATGCTAATGTAGTTTTTCTTAAAGCACTTGCACTTGCATCATGTATTAGTATTACGTCATTAGATGTATCAAGAGATGTTTCAGCAGTCTGTCCTGTAATAACATTTGCATTTACCATTGCAGTTTCTACTGCACCATTTGCTATTGTTACTGCACCATTTGATGCTATAGTTACGTCACCTGATACTGCTACAGGATTAAAGTTAGTACCATCTGCAACCATAATATGACCACTAGTATTTGTACCCATAGTTAGGTCATCACCTGTTACAGTTAAGTCTCCTGTTACAACTACGTCACCATTAAAAGTAGCTTTACCTGCTAATGCCATATCAATGTCAAGAGCAGTTATTGCACTAGAACCATCTGTACCTTTGATAGCAAAGTTTTTATCTGCTGTGCTAACTGTTAATTCTGCATCACCTGAATTATTAGCTATATCTAAAATAGATGTGCCATCATCTTTAAATACAACATTAGCACCACCTGCATCTAAAGTAATATCTGCCGCTGCATCTACTGTAAGATTATTTGCAGAGATAGTCATATCTGTACCATCTCCTTCAATCTTTTCACTGTCACCACCAAATACAATGCCAACATTGTTTGGTATGTGTACATCAGAAGTTGCTGTTAAGTTTATTTTAGCACCTGATGTAATAGTTAAATCTGTGCTATCGCCTTCAATTTTTTCACCACTACCAAATGTAATACCTACATCTGCAGGAACTACAATATCTGCTGTAGCAGTTAAGTTAATATTATTACCTGTTATAGTAAGGTCTGTACCATCACCTTCTATCTTCTCTCCATCATCACCAAATGTCAATCCTATATCGGCAGGTATATTAATATCACCACCTGACCCAACAGTTATACTTAAATCAGTACCATCTGATTCTATTTTTTCTGCTGTGGCAAATGTTAGTCCTACACCTGATGGAATATTTACATCTGCAACTGCTGTAAGATTTATATTATTACCTGAGACAGTTAAGTCAGTTCCGTCACCCTCTATTTTTTCTGCATCATTACCAAAAGTTAAACCAACATTAGCAGGTATATTAATATCTGTTGTTGCCGTTAGATTAATATCATTTCCTGATGCTATTGTTAAATCTGTAGCATCACCACTTATATGCTCTCCACCTGCATCATTTAAATATAATTTTTTAGTGCTATCTATTACTATATCATCTGAAAATTTAAAGTGGTCTTCATCTTCCATCCAAGTAAGAACACCATCTGATGTTTCACCATCAAAAGTTACAGCTATATCTGTACCTGCTGTACCATCTCCTATTGTTATAGATGTGCCTAATAATTTAGTTATAGGACCACCTTCAGCAGTAGTGCCATCGTGAGTATGTCCTGTACTTGATGCAAACGCTGCTAATAACTGATTAAATTCGTTATTAGTATCGGATGCTTGTATAACGTCACCATCAGTATATGTGGACTGTCTTGTATACGTTGCTCCCATTTATCTTCTTGCTCCTACTTGATATTCTAATCCAAACCCCTTTAATGAGTATGGTGCAGTAGTTCCACTATCGTTAACTCTAAGTGCTACTGCAAATCCTGAACCTTCAACAGATTGTCTTACTAATGGTTGTGTTGCACCACCATAAGTTGCTGTGCCATATGTAGCTGTACCATAAACTGCTGATACTTTAGATGAATCAAATGGATATGCGGCAGGTCTTGCAGCTTCACCACTTTCATAATCATATCTTAAAAATAAATCTGCACTAATAGATGCTTCAGGTGCATAGTTTAAAATAACTCTTTGCATATGTTTACGGACTCCGGGGTCTCCAAATGTTAAATCAGGGCTTCTATATTTACCATCTATAGCTGTTCCATCAAAATCATTACCCTTTTCTTGTCTATAAACATAACCATCAAAACCACCATGTATAGCTTTTACATCTCCTGTTTCTACAAACGTATCTGTGGCTGATGGTTTAATACCTTTTAATTTTGCAAACTCAAACTGTTGTCCTTTTAGAACACATATAATTCCTTTAGTCTGTGCTTCAGCATCTGTGCTATTGCTAAAAAATAATCTATATTGTGTTTTATCAGGTATAACAATAGACTCAAATAAATCAGAGTCTGTTATATTATTGTCTATTTCTACTTGTACAGCACGACTAATTGTACCAATTTCAACGTCACCAATTCTTGCTGTACCTGCAACTGTACGTAATCCATCAGGTCCTAAAAATATTAAGTCACCTGCAAATTCCTGTATTGTGTCTCCGTTTACGCAACCTATATTTCTTGTTACAGGCTCTACTGCAAAATTACTTGATGAACTTCCTGATAATTTAAATATTCTATTTTCACAAAATATAAATAAATCACTACGAAAAACTTTTAATCCTACAATAGTATCATCAACTTTTATACTTCCTGCACCACTACCTGTTGCAAAATTATCTTCATCAAATGGCACACTAAAAACTAACTCTTGTGGTGTGCTAGACATACCTGCATAAAACATGTGGTCTCTAAATGCAGATACAAATTTAGCACCTGTTACTGCTGTGCTAACTTCTCCACCACCACCTGATGATACATCTGTTGCTGCTATAGAAGTATTAAATACTGTCGGTGCATTATCGCCATCTACAACAACTAACTTATCATTACCATCAAAATTAAATCTTTCAAAATTATATTTACCTGCATCAGAACGACTTGCATCTCTCTCTGTCCAACTTTCTGATACTACATCATTTACAGCATGTGCTGCAGCACTTGTAGAACTTTGTGCTCTTGTTACTCCTGTAAAAGTTGTTGATGTAACACCTGTATATGTAAATATTTCTGAATTAATTTGTAATGTTCCACTAGAACTAAATCCTGTTGTGCTGTCTACAGTTATAGTTCCTGAACCTGTCATGCCTGTTCCTGAAGCTATTGCTGTAGCAAGTTCAGTAGATGCAGAACTAAATATTTTTTGACCTCTAGCTGCAATAACTTTATTTGCAAATTCTGCAACCATTAATACTTTTTCTGTTGATGCAGATGTTTGAGGAACAATATGATTTATGTATCTTCTAAATCCATTTATTCTTCTATAACCACCATCAATGTCAGGTTCAAAGTTTTGTAGTTCTAAGGCTTGTCCCGGTTGCATATTAAATGTAGGTTGATTTAAAACTAACCCACCTTGACACGCAAAAGTAAAAGGTTGTGCTTGTGACAAATCAGGCATTTAAAATGTCCTTAAAGGTACATTAGCTGTGCTAGAATAAGATGTTTTTGGAATGTAAGTAGACCTAACATATTCAAATCTATTGACTAGTAAGGTCTGCATGTTTTTAATCCCTTGCTCAAATCTTTGCATATTTAACTGATACTGAGATGTTTCACCCCTATATTGATATACAAAAGCTGTTGCACCATCTGCTATAACTGCAGCAAATCTATCAGGTATAGTCGTTGTATCACTATGTGCTGTCATATCACTAGGAAATGTAAAATAATCAAATTTAATTGAAAATGATTTATCAGGGTAGGGAAAAAGTATATAATTGTTATCAGGTGTTCTAATTACATATTGAGGTATGCCACCTTTTTCAAACTGTGCCACCTGAACACCACTGTCATGGGCTGATGCTGTGGTTGAATTAGCACCTCGTGTAGCACCTGTAAAGGTTGTTGAACTTCCAATAGCTGTATAAGTTACTTGTTCATTACCAATATGTAATGTTCCTGAACTATCAAATCCTGATGTACTAGCTACTGTAATAGTAGTGACTGAATCTGTGTGTGATTGACTTAAAGTTGTAGTGCTTATTTCATCTTCTTGTGTGATGTATGAATTTACATAATCATTATAATTTAATATTGATAGTCTACCACCACCTGAACCTAAATCACTATCTTTAACTAATCTAAATGTATTGTAATCTACAGTTTTAGCATCTGTTGGTATGCTATATTTAACTGTACCTGCTGTAAGTGTTTGTGTTTTTGTTGAGTGATTAAAAGGATATTGAAACTCTTTTTGATTAATATATCTTACAGCTTCGTTGACAGCATTTTTACACTGTGTTTGTATACCTCGTGAAGAAGCAAAATCAGAAGATGTTAATGCTACTTCGTTTAGTCTTGCTATAACTCTATTTGTGTGTGTAAGGAAACTCTCTGCCATAATAAACTCGTGTTAAAAGGATGGCAAGTTTCCCTGCCACCCTATACTTAGATAAACTAAGCTAATTGGTCTCTATCGACTTCATCAGGCTTATCATCTAATCCATGCCCTGCTAAATCAATAACAGTTGCATAGACTCTGAGTCTGCCTGTAGCTGGAGCAGCACCTGCAATCGTACAATCAATAGTATCT